TTCTCTATCTCAGTCATTACACGCAATGCGCTCATCACGTCTTCATCGGTGTAGGCAACATCCTTGTCACCCTGCTTCACAATGCGGTCTACCAAATTCCCGGCTATTTTCAGACCTTTGAGAAAATTGATTATGCCTTGCGCATCATCATCGTTCAATGCGGATAAGAACCAGTTCTGTACAGGTGTGTCCTCATCCAGCGTATATGCGGAATTGGCATGCTCGGCATTGGTGACATCACCGCCGCCACCGCCACCCTGTATAATAGTCACAGAGCGGGGAACATACTTCCCATCACGCTCCCTCGGTACTACCTTACTTATGATTCTTATATCTGACTTTATCGCCATTCTCTATCATTGATAATGTTACTGTATTCTGCTCGTAATCCCATACACCACTTAACAGCATGAATTTCTTACTAACCATAGAATTGTCATACAAAACCGTGAAAGGATGAATGAGATCACTGTTTTTTAATACCTGAGTTAACTTGATTTTGGTTACCCGGTATCGGTTAATGATACGCCTGATCAACGCTTCTTCGGGGCGCACAAGCGTACCTTCTATTGCCGAATACAAGTTGTTTGTTAAAAAATTGCCATTTAAAAGAGCTTTGCTATATGTTGCCCCGTCTTCATTATAACTACTTATGCCAAATTCTATCTCGTCAAGTTCGGACATAAATTTTTCATTGACTACATTCTCGTATACACGATCCCCGTTCTCACCTTCATCTACAACTCCGTCTTTTTTCTTATAGGCAACTCTTAGATTTTCTATATCAACTACTTTTATATATTTATCATTCTGATATGGGTAATCCGTACCATACAGGATTAATTCAAATTTCCCCGTCAGTGGCACAGAATCTGGGAACTCAATCACATATCCCGTAAGTCCCTCATACGGCATATCTGCCTTCTTCGTTGCACGCAGTTTGGTTCGTTCCACTTCCTCACCCACCTCTCCTATACCTATCGTAAATGTGGTTTCGCTATTTTGCCATTTATTTCCATTCCAGTAATGATCGCCAATACGTAATTTAAACCGTAACACATGATCTTCCGTGATTGTCACCTTATTAGGCTCTGCGTAATTCGTTGTAAATAAAATATCGGCTGAAATTCCTATCGCTGCATCCTTATAGACAGCTGTCACGCCTCCCACTCTTAATATAGGATTTCCTACAGCCGTACTAATTATCCTATATCTCAATAAAGACCTCCATGTGTAATTCTCCGAAATTATTGTATACAACGGAGTTAATCCATCCCATCCCTTAAAATCTATATCAGCCTCCCCGACTCTGTATGCGGTCATACCGCCAGTCATATTATAATTTAAATTAGCACCCATTACAGGGATGGCATCTTGTGAAATCTCTCCATTATCACCATATGCTATTGATTCCCATCGTTCTAATGTCAACCCTTGCACATTCTCCACCTTATAGTATTTGTTATCATTCCTCTTATCCGTCAAGTTCGTGAAGCTCCCATACATATCACTCACATCAAATCCCTCATCATCCACCAATTCATCAAAAACATTATTTATTGCCTTAACGGTAACCTTATTATATCCGGGGAGCACATCTATTGTATGATCACTACCACCGAAGCCGATATCCTGAAGCAATACAGTGTTTGGAGTAACCATCTCATAAGTGACAAGATCCTCGCCATACGAGAAGTATTCCCCTTCCCAATCTGCATCTACAAAATACAGGCTACCTTCATAATCGTATAAGGTCCAATTAAAAAAACGACAAAAATACTCCAGTACCTCGTCCAACATCATCCCTTCTGAGGTGAAGTTTTCTTCTGCGAGAGTTATCTCATCGAATATGTTTTTCTTTGTCGAATAATTCACTTCTGACGATCCATAGACATAAGGTATATATATCTTTTCATATCCCCCATTAGCTGATCTTATAATGTACCTTAAGAGGTTTATCGCCGTTATAAATCCATTCTCTGTCTGTTTCTCATATTGTATATTCTCAAGCGTTCCTATTGCGCTTATGCAGTTTATACTCAATTTATCCGCAATTGGCACATAAGCTTGAGTAAACACTTCCGGTTCCACATATCCCGTCCATAACAGTTTATTCCCTCTATACAATTTTACAGCAACATGGTGACTGTTTACGCTAAACAAGTCATTCAACAAACTATCAGTCACAATGGATACTGATGCTGTAGATGTCCGTACAGGCTCGTACACAAACTCTTCATCTGTCCCTGTTACGACAAATGCGGACGGTGCACCTGTCAGTGTTTCTATTTCACCTATATAATCCTCCATGTAGAATTTAATCTCCAAGGATTCACCGGCATAATTGAAAAATGGCAATCTATATCTCTGCATAGTTAAAATATTTTTTTCCCAGTCCTCTTACCATAATTTTTAAGCTGTAGATATGCAGTATCTCCATCAAGCTGCATCTTTCCTCCAACTTCCACCCTCACATTAGCCATTCCAGTTCCTCCTATCATATCCTTTAATTTACTTAAAGGCGCAATAACTTCCGGATTACTGCTTGCACCTGGGTATTCACCCACTTCTGCCAATGTCCTTCCAGAAACCACGCCTCCATTCGCAAACTTCGGAATCACTGAAAACGCAGCAATAGCAGCAGCAATAGCAGCTCCTATTGCTATAATATTTGCAGGGAACGGAAGTTTTGCAGCACTCTTACCGGCATCACTCGCGCCTTCCGCCGTATTAGCAGCGACTTTTTTCCCCGCATTAACAACCTCCACACCTGTCGTTGCTGTATCTACAGCCGCCTCCGTAGTCGCATTGGTCACCTTGGCGGCTGTCGTTGCTGTATCTATCGCAGCCTCCGCTTCTTTTGCCTTCCCGAGCTTTTCTGTCAATTCCCTTAGGGTGTCTATAGTCTGTATTATACTCATAAAACTATCTACAGAATTGACCATCACATTCCATACTGCCATTATTCTCTCCCATGCAGACGCATCTTCATCATCCATTACATCTCTCAATTGAGTAAATGCACTAACCATTCTGTCTGCACTGGATGCTATATTTTTCACCCCTGAAAACATCCCTTGTTTCAACTCCTTACCCAAGTCCTTTATATCTTGCCGAACTTGGGCTATTTTCAGTGCTTTCTCTAAATCCGGCACATTAGCCATAGCTTTCGCGAGTTCCTCATCTAAAATTTTTCCGGCGTTTCTAGCTTCCTCCTGTAAATCTTTTGCATAGTCTTTCGCCAAATCAAGATTTTCTTGCGCGATATCTATGGTTGTTTTTTTATAATCAAAGGTTGTATCTCTTTCCTTCTTCTTTGTCGGGGTCCCCATTAATTGGGCATTCATCCTCATAGCTGTAATGAATGCCTGACCTTCAACACCAATTCCCGAAATGGAGCTGGCTGCTTTATCCATTTCTACCGCAAGTGCCTGTACATTCTTTCTGTATTGTTTTTCTGTTATTAAGCCATTGGCTTTCTGCGCACTCAATTCCGCAAGCCTCTTGGAATACTCTTTTTGAACATTTTCAAGCTCAACAGCACCCGCCAAAGCATCCTTTTGCCTTACTGCCGCATCTGCTGTTTCTTTTAATTTCTTGTAAAAATCACTCTCTAAAACTTTCCGATCGTTAGAGCCGCTAGCCTCAGCATACAACTTGATATTCAACTCTGCTAATGCCTTATTATATTCTGCCTGAGATATAGAGCCTATCTTATATTTTGCCTCCAATTCAGACAGTTCTTTGGCTGACTTTTCTTCCAGTTTCTGCAATGTTGTTTTCTGGGCTTGCCCCTCTTCAATACCACCTTGGTCTATCTTATCAGGATTAAATCCGATAGCATTGGCTTTAGCGGTTGACTGCTCCAGTTTTGTATTTATATCTGCTAAAATTTTATTTTGTTCTATTATCTCTTTATCATCAAATTCAACCACCTCTTTTGCATTGCCCCACGCAACTCTAGCAGCCTCAAACCATATCCCAATACCTTTCCCTGCTTTTTCCCTATTAAATTCCGTATTCTGCTGATCTTGTTCTCTTTTTCTCTTTAATTCCGATATTTTATCCTCAACCGCCAATTTTTTCTGTGTCAAATAATCCACTTCCGCAGCAGCTTTCAAAAGTTCAACCCGTTCCGCAAACTTCTCATTCAAATCTCCTTGAATAACAAGATTTTTTTCATCTATAGAGTAGTTTGTATTAAGCTGCTGATTTATTTTAGACAAAGCCGCTTTACGCTCATCTATGCTACGATTCAAATCAGTCGCTATCTTATACTGTGTCTGTAGATTAACAATATCTGATGTATTGGTGCTCTTTCCTAATTCAGCCTTATAATCAGAGAACAAGTTTTTTATTCTCTTGGCTTCCTGATACATTACTACCAATTTCGCCACAATCGCACCGATAGCAGCTATTACCGCAGTCGGAGCAATGGACACTAGAGCAGTTTTTATAGATTTTACAGCATTGGCAAACATCATCCTCATTGTAGAAGTCGCTTTTTGCGATCTCCATGCAACTTCATCGAACGATTGCCCGGCTGCTTTTGCCGCGCGCCTAGCTGCTGCTTTTGCCGCTAATTCAGTTTTTTGAAAAGAAATGATCAGTTTATTAACCAAGCGACTAGTTACCAATACAGATATAGCAGTAACAACGTAAGTTATAAGACTTTGTATATTATCTGCCGCTGTTTGAATATATCCCGTAAGCCAGTCAATTATTGATTTATATTTACTTTGTACATCGGACTTATTGACCAGCCCGGTAAATGCATTTTTCAAACGATTCAGAGAAGTTTCCAAATTATCAGTATCCACATTAGGAAGCATCTCATTCAATGCATCCGCAAATCTTGGAAGCACATCCGCGCTCAATAATTTACCTTCCTTCAACAACTTATCAAGACCTGCAACACTCGTTCCTGCCGCTTTGGCCATAGCTTGCAAGGCTATCGGCAACCGTTCTCCCATCTGCAAACGCAATTCTTCAGAGCTTATCTTTCCTTTGCTCATCATCTGAGACAGAGCCAAAAATACACCATTGCTGTCCTCTGCACTCATGCCAAATGCAGTTGTCGCCCTTGACAGGGATTCAAATATTTTCCTCTGTTCCTGCATAGACATTCCCGATATACTAGCCGCTGCCGTAAACTTCGCGTAATTCCCAGTAAGAGCATTTATCTCCAATCCATATTTTTTCGCCAAATCTAAAAGGTAACGCTGATTGTCTGCAAATTTGGACATTGACCCTGAAACATTCTTCAATGCGGTTGTTACCCTGTTTGTCTCTTTCGCCACCTCTATAAATCTAGTCACAAGATTGGACAATCCTATACCACCGACACCTAATGCAGCCGCAAAAGTCAGTATCTGAGCCTGCATGGCCTGAAATCCTGCCTTAACCTGATTGGTCCCCTTTCTGAAATTCTCCGTCAGAAAGTTAATTGCTATTGAAAATGATAATCTACCGGCCATATTAATTCCCCCTACTCTTCCAGTTTATTTTATTTATATCAAACAAATCACCATTAAGGAACTTCATCAACTGTTCTTCATTCTCACGCATTTCCTTTTCAGCCTTACGCCTCATCTCATCCGTTTCCCATGGGAATGGGTATAATACTTGTGGGGATGATACCTTTTTCCCATCTATATGAGGAAGTATTGATATATAGGTCCATAATCTGGCATTTTCCAGCTCTTCTTTGCGTTTTCTTTCGTAAGCTTCTATATATAATGGCAAATCACACAAATCCATTTCCTCCATCGCATAATGAGCGTCCAACCCACCCATTACCAACATGGATACTATCTCACCAATACTACACGATATCCCCCCTTCTGATTTCGTATCATCAGATGATTCAGTTTCTTGGAATTGAGCCATTATGCCCATTGCCCTATCAAGTCTTAACATCAGATCCTTAAAAATACCATCATTCTCCAATGCAGTTTTAAATACCTCAAATGTATAAGGAGTGTTATCCACATTCATTACGTATAAAAATGCATCGATATCTTCTTTTGATGAATAGTCCATCTGAGAGAAAGGCTTTTTCATCAATTGTTCCCATCTGATAATCATCCTCACGGTATATCTATGAAAAACAGCATTCTTTATCGGTTTTTTAGATGGAACCGGATGTTTTTCCTCTCGTAAACACCATCTTGTAAAAAAGAAGAGAATTATAATACAACTAACAGATATTATTACTAATTCCATATATTCTTATTTTAAAAAAGGCAGTCTGTATAACTGCCTTCTCTTATTACATTTTAATAATTACGCACCAACACCATCCTCTAACGGGCCCGTACCTTGAAGCGTTACAGAACTTGTACAGATCGCCCCATTATCAGCCTTCATTGATAGTGCGGTAATGATTGCATTGCCTTTGACATATTCCTCCCCTTTAGGGAAGTCGCCTTCTGTTTCTTCTGTTTTGGCGATTACAAACGGAATTGGAGTACGCTTCTTCATCAATTCCTTCAACGTAACAAATGACATGTGCCCCGATTTTAAAGACAACATACTTTCGCTTGATACTGTATAACCTAACTGTCCTGTCAGGTATTCTTTCCAGTTACCCGACATCTTGTTGCTGGTATCAATTGTATCTGCACTAATATCAATGCCACACGATGTGCCAAAGGCTATCGGAACTATTTCTTTTGTACTTGGTTCTTTAGTGACTTCAACAAACAGCATCAACTTGTCACCGACAATCATGTCTTTACTTGAATCATACTTTTTTTCTGCCATAATATTTAAATTTTGATTATACCACTAACCAAAATTTTGTATGACAAAAACAAAAAAAAAGGATACTGAACTTAGTATCCCTTTGCTAATTATAAAGAACTGATCGAAAATTGAAGCACTTGAACGTACTTGTTATCAACATAATCCTCTGTAGAATCTTCCAAATGAATCGTCATTGTTGGATTTTTAAAACTTCCCTCCAAAGCTGAATATATCAAGGAAGCAATCTGGTTACTTCTGTCGTAGTTGTCACTGATCACACTAACATAGACGATAGGTATTTGACGGGCGACTCCCATTTTACTATACTCTTGCTGATATCCATCACGCTGATATACTATAAAATCACCATCTGTCCCATCCGGAGCCACTATAGGATAAATTTTCCTACCGATAAAAGTGCTGACATCCTTAGATTCCAAAAGTATTCCACGTATCTCCGTGGTTATTCCAAACATATTCATACTTATCTTCTTTCATTGATTCGCTGGATAGCCCTTTTTAAGCCATCATACAAAAATCGCTCCGCCTTGGCCTCCTCAGATTTACGGGCATCCGACCAAAAACTATTCCCAGGCATAATACCGGATGTGCCAGTAAGCGGGTGTGGACGTTTTCTTGTTCCCATATCCACGAGATGAGCATGAGCTCCTGATTGTGTAAAACCGGACAGTGCACCTAACTTCCTTCTCTTTACTCTCGTAGTAAAAGAGCTTTCCAAATTTCCTGTAACCTTTCCACTTTTACGCATTCTTGCACGGAGATTGGTTTTTCCCTTACGCATGAAAACAGAAGCAGCGGATCTTAGTCCACTACGGATTGCTTTATCCTTTTCAAAATCCTCCAGATTCCGAACTAGATAATGAATATTTTCTTGATCTATTACTTTTAGCTCCATAATCATGTATCTATTCTACCAAGAGTTAAAATCAAAGTGTTATCTCTTTGAGGATCTATCATTTTAATCTCATATACATTATTCATGTATACAACCCTTTGCGTATTCTTTATCACGGGATATGCTCTTACCTGAAAAACAACCGTTCTTCCAATAAACTGCTCCATAGCACTTACCCCATCCTTATCCACTACTAATGACATCTTTCTACGATATCCCTTGCAACGAAAGATTTCCTCATACTCCTTCACCACAAACCCGGTATCAGATTGATGCTCTCTCAACTCTTTAAATACCAATGTCTCATATAACAATCCAGCTCTCATAAACTATAATCCCTATACAGGGATAGCAAATATTTAACCCCTTGTTCCAATGGGCGGCTTTGGATGGTAATAACCTCTTCCCTGTATGCATAATACGCCCCTATTGATAAAAGTATAGCCTGCCGTATCGGTGCCGGGATAGACTTACCTCCACCGATAGAGGTAAGCTCTTCCACAGACACACATAATTCTTTAGCAACTTTCTCTTCCGCTACTTCTATCAGGGACTCAATGTATGCATCATCCCCATCGTAAGCATCCTCTATGTTTAAATGCTTTTTAGCCAAATCCAAAGTCACATACATACCCATATTATTTCAATGACGCAACAGTAAATGACTCTTTGCGGATCATCCCCATATTCCAGTAAGAGTTAACTACCAATCGGACCATGCCCTTTGTTGCCTGAGTGTATGGATCGACTGTCATATCAATAGCCACCCCATTGACCTAAGAAATAATCGGCCCAATTCCCAAACACGATACCAAACTCATCCGTACCTTCCCCTAATTCTTTAGGAATATTATTAGTACGCAATGCACGATATCCGTTAATCATTCCCTGTCCGTCATTGCCAAAAATAAAGCCCCCTGCACCCGAAGCATCCTTTACTTTTGTCTTTGCCTTACCTACCAAGGACGGATTCATTATATATGCAAGATTACCAAACAAAGCGTTGTTCAAATCTGCACCAGTTTCCATCGCTACAATCTGAGCCCATGTCATATCGCCTTTGATCGTTTTGCTAATATTGGCTTCCTGAAACATCCCATCTGGCACATTATCCGCATGCACTTCCTTTCCAAACGCAGTCTGCTCAATTTTCTGCGCGATAGCTATTGCCATCAACTGACGGATAAGTCCTTCGACACTACGGTTTTCTTGAATCAGTAATTGTTTGGAAAGATCTACGTATGCCGTCAGACGTTTTGGAGTGAATAAATTTCCCTTTTTGAACGTTCCTGCACCATCCTTGGCCTCTGCATTTTCTCCTTCCCAAAATACATTTGTAGCGGAATGTTCTGGCCAATAGATGTTTCCAACCAGCCCGGTCATCATACGGACTCCCGCTTGAGACAATACGAGGTTGGATTCCAAGGGAAGAAGTAATTCTTGCTGCTCTTCATCAATTACTACCCCTGTAGTTTTTTCCGTGCCAGCCGTATATGCGGCACGCTTTGCATAGCTCATAGGAATGATCAACTCACCGCTATTTTCAGCCGTTGCCGCCACAGAACGATGAAGCTTTGTCGCTTCCTCGATAACAGCCGCCTCGCTATCCCTTTGCTCGGTTTTATTCATTTGCGCAAGGATGGCACGGCGAAGAGAAAACTGTTTATTCGTGGACTCCATGCGTCTTGCAGGTGCCTGACGATTTTCTGTTTCCTTCTCATCTATTTCCAGATTGATTTCCGCCATACGGGTTTGATTTCTTCCCAATTCTTCGTTCTCTTCGGCTGTGAACTGACGCTTTTCTCCCTTTGCCGCCTCAATGATTGATCTAGAACGACTTTGTAACTGTTTTTTTTCGTCCTTTAATTCTGTGATACTTTTTTCTTTTGCCATAAAATTAAATATTTAATGATTTCTCAATATTTTGATAATATTCTTCTGGTATGGTTGCCTTTTTACGCAATTCTTCTTCTGCAATATCTTTGCCGCGCATATAAACAGAAGTCTTGCTGTATGCGGCATTATATACAGGAGAAACATCATACAAATTCCCGATCTTAGAAACTGTACGCTTCCAAGTTCCATCGTTTTTTTTCTCCCATGTATCCTTTTCAACATCAAAACAGAAAGAACTGGCTGATATCTCCCCTCTTCTTATGTTTTCTAACAATTCATCACCTAACGCTGTCTTTGGGGCTTCAAAACGATATTTTAACCCTTTTTCATCCACATTTAAAGAAAGAGACCCACTTCCATTATTGCTTCTAGCCAAAATACCCCGGCTTTGGGAATGATTCAAAAGCGCAAAAACATCGCTCTTCTCTAATACACCGTCCAAAGCACCCCGTTCTATAACTTCTTCAAAATATAATCCGTCCGATGGCGTATTAAAAAGAATGGCATACCCCTCAACTGTACGTTTTTCTTCGCTTTCCCCGGTCACTTGAACCTGATAGGCTGTATTCCTTATCTCTCTTTTTTCGTCCATTTTTATACTCTTTTACTGACTAACCATTTTTTTGTATGACAAAAATTTATTTTTTATTCTTTGCCTACCGTTTTTCATTTATAACAGGATTTTCTTCAACTCTCTGCACAACCGCATTGCTTAATGTTTGCATATTAGACTGCACAAAGGCGTTATCTCCACCTTCCAAGCGCGAATACCCCAATTCGCGTCGCGTTTCATTTGGTGTTATACCGGCTATATAAGACATCTCTTTATAAAACGATGCCTGAGCCGCCTTATCAGTACGCAAAATGGCAGAAGTATCAAATTCTGCAATAATTCGTCCTCTTTCCGAAGGAAGAAATATTTTTCTATTAATTTCCTGTTCTATCTTCGTTATAACAGCCAATACCGTATCTGTCAAATACTGAAGCTGGGTAGCCTCAACCGTTGAATAGCTTGATTTGGACAAATCGAACACCTTTACAGGAGAAACAGAAAAGAAACGGCACATATCAACCACATTAAACATGCGGCTTTCAATAAATTGGCTATCTTTCGGGCTGATAGAGATAGGTTGATACTTCATATTCCCCTCTAATATGGCTATTCCATTTGGATGGCCATTCATAGGGTTGGTGCGTTCTTCCCACGTCTGATAAATCTGGTCCTTTTGTTTGCTGTCCAATCTGGCTCCTTCAACCGTCAATATACCGGCTACACTGGCTCCACTTTTGAAAAAACCTGCCGCGTGCTCTTCTGTAGACGTAGATATATCAATTGTCTGTCTGGCATGTTCCAAAGTAGAAACACCAATTATACCATCATAAGAAAAATTAAGTACGTGAAACATATCCCGCGGTTCTACAAGCTCCTTGAATCCTACCACCTGATAACGCTTCCGCATAATTCCCTTCTTATCCTGTATCCATACAATGCTTACCTGACCAGAAGGAATATAAATCAACTGTGTTACATTTAGATCCTTGTCTCTTTCAATATATGCATATCCGTTCCCTGTAAGCAATACTGAAGCCATAATCGTTTTAAAAAACACATACCGTGTCATATCCTCATTCGGCTCCATATCCAAAATGTAATAAGCCGGGTGGTTTTTAGCCTCCTTCTTAAAACCATCCTTATCCAGTTCGTAAGTCTTCAACGGCAATACAGCAACACTATCCGAAATCAAATCAACACAACGATACACTGTAGAAAGAAGCATAGGTTTGCTTCTGCTGGCTAGTATCTGCCTTCCCCCGGTATAACTCCATGCGGTTACACGGGAGGTTTCCACTTTTGACGCTTTTCTAATTTCTAATCCAAAAACTTTCATTTGCTCGATTTTATCAGCTAACCTTTTTTTTGTCATACAAAAAGGTGTTTTATTCATCACGAACAAAACACCCCTCCCTGTAACAGTAATTATATTATGAATAAAGTTTTAAAGTGCCTTACATGGGTAATACATCAGGATGTTTTTGATAATATATCTTCGTCAACGCTTGCTTCAGTTCCTGATAGTTTTTGATGAAACCAAGCTCAATCCATTGGGCTATCTGTTGTTCCAACTCGTACATCTCACGTATCTTAGCCTCATCACCAATCTTATTACGCATTTCTGATTCATGTTTGCCATAGACTATGATGTTTAGAGACTTGGCTAAGTCCTTGACTTTTTGTTTAAACACATGTTCGGGAAGAATGGAAGAAACAGCCGTACACATTCTAGGATATGCGTCACCTGCAAGATTGCGGAATTTAATCATTTCATCATAAACGAATTTTAGAACATCATATTTAAATGATGGATTTATCCACATTGCAAAATCAATAAAAAGCAGTGGATGCATCCATGTACCCGCATTATCACCCTTATTTGCTCTTGATTTATGATAGGGGTAATTACCCGTATCATAATTTTCCCTTTTCATTATAGTGTAAATAAACTCTTTAGTAGAACACAAATCGAAGTAGTCATTAACTTCTTTCCTCATACCTTTTAATTGATTCCACTGTTTTAATAATTCTGTTGCATTGAAAAACGCATCTTTCGTTCTCTGAATTACTTTAAAATCACCCATTGGCCGAATCATGATTTGATTGGTCTTCATAATTTTTAAATTTGATTATACCACTAACCAAAATTTTGTATGACAAAAACAGAAAAAAAAGAAGACTATTCTCACGAACCATCTTCTTTACATATTAATGAAAACAAACCAAATTTCATTATAAACCTTATAAATGTATGACAAACTAATAAAATTCTCCATATCTCGGAGACATCAGATAAACGCCTAACGCCTCAAGCATGGCTATCACCCCATCAATCTTCTTTTCTTCGAACTGCTTACTTGGCTTTGTATTTCCGTTCCTGTCCCTTGCCATAACCACATTCCTAAAACAATGGCGGTTTATCACATTATTATCAATTACCGCCTTTCCCGAAAGCATCAGGCGTTCCATTTCTTTTGTCGGTCGATTAAAATTACCTAAAGCCTGACTGAACTCCTGCATAGGCAATGCCTTCTCCTGTGCGTTTATCACAAACTGGGTTGCATTCCATGCATCATAGGCAATCTTTTGAATATAAACCCTATCCCTTATATCAAGTATATCGTTCAATATATAGTCGTAATCCGTCACATTACCCGGTGTGATTGTAATCAACCCTTTTCTTCTCCATTCCCCATAAAGCTCCTTGAATCTCTTTTCTTGCAAAGCCATTTCGGGAAGGTAATATTTCACTTTAAAATAATATTTTTCCGCCGTTGGGAACATGAATGCCGCACAAGTCAAGTCACTTGTACTGGAAAGGTCAATCCCCATATAACAATCCATATCCCTAAATTTTTCAAAATCCACATCAGAGGAAGAATCAAGTATATAATGTTCTGGAATCCATACCGTCTCAGCATCACACCACATATTTATATTCTTCGTTTTTATACCAACCTCTTCTGATGGAGAATTAATGGCTTTCTGAACCTGTTCACGTAAATATTTAGTTTTAACCGTAACACCTAAATTCGGATTACTTTTCCCCCACACAGCCTCATCTTTCCAATTATCACCTTCATCCAATGAATAAATCAAAGCAAATATCGTATCGTCTGTTTTCAATCCCTTAAGAATCTCAGTGCACATTTCCCGATACTGATAACAAGGACCAAGTTTATCAAAACCTGCTGTAGTGATAATAATTCCCATTGGATCATCACGCATACCCTGTCCGGACTGAAGCACATCTTTCAAACCCGAGTTTTTAGCTGCATGATACTCATCCAAAAGAAACATTGACGGATTGGGACCGTCCAGTTTTGAAGAATCAGCAGCTAGAACCTTCATAAAGGATAAAGTCCTATCAAAATTTATTTGGTCTCTAAATGATTCTAGATATTTGTGCTTAGGATCAAGACCAGATACAAAGTTACGACACATTGTAAAACTAACCTTCGCCTGATCCTTGGAATTAGCAGCTAGATAGACCTCTGCATTAGCCTCACCGTCTGCTATTAAATGATACAGGCAAAGAGCCGCAGCAAAAGCAGATTTCCCATTCTTCCTGGCCATTTCTATATAAACAAAAGATGTAAGACGGTTCCATGTCCCGTCTTCATCCTTTTTATAAAACCCATAAATATTAGCTACCGCAAATTCTTGCCACGGAAGCAAAACAAACGGCTTCCCAGCGTGCCTACCAGTATAATGCCTCAACAATGCAATAAATTCAATGGCGTAATCTACTCTTTCCTCCCTGAATTCAACATCATCCCTTTCAAACAAACTATAAAAACGCTCTACAGCCAGTTTGATATATTCTCCTACTAATACTTTCCCATCACGCACATCCGCGGCATACTGATAGTATTTCTTCATCGCTTAGATTTTGAACCCTTTCTGATAAATTCTTCCAAAGGAGATTCCTCATCATTGTCAGACTTCATCGCTTTTATAGTTCCTCGACTTTTTATAGTAAGACCGTATTCGGTCATTATCTTCATTACTTGCGCATAATTCTTGGTCGCTATGTTCTGAGCAGGATTAGCGGCCTTCTCATACTTGATCATTATTACGGGACCTTCCTCTAATAATAATTTGGTCGCTTGTAAATACATCTCATAACTCGTAGCCAACATCCTTAATGCACCAATATCTATATTCTGAATTGCCTTTCTCGCATTCAACTCCTTTACTACATCTTTCATAAATTTCTGTGTTTCCGATGAGAGATGCTCTGGCATTATAAATTTTACCATATTACTTTTTTTATAAAACCGTTATTTTGTCATACGTCATTTTTTAACTGTTAATATTTTAACAAATTCAAAATTTGAAAAAGTTCCGTGTGTGTGAGGAAGGGTCGGGCGAGGTTGGGAAGATCGTTTTCTAGAAAAAATCCCCCCCCCCTATCTTCTTCCTCGTCTTACTACATCCTTTTTTATCTCATTATTGTTGTGGATACGTTGATGACATCTCTTGCATAAGCTCATAAGGTTGTCATAATCGTATGCGAGTCTTTTCCTTTCGTTTATATCATCTACTCCCATGAAAGATACAATATGATGTATATCTTCTGCCGGGACAGTATTGCCATCCTTTAAACACAATTCACATAAAGGATTATTAATCAATTTCCATTCACGCAATCTACGCCATCTCTCAGAATCATATATCTTTCTACGCTCCTGATTATACATATTATTCGTCTTGGGAATCATTTTCTTTACTTTTTCTATAGTCGGCATAAGGTATCTCTTTTAACAATTTATTATCATTTATAGTTTGAAATTCAATCATCTTAAAACGATAATGAAAGTATTCCACTAACTCCTTATCTGTATTAATAGCGGATGCTCTCTTATCTTGTGATACATAAAGGACTGTATCTTGAAATATATCTTCATAACTTTTTGAACAGAAACAGCCATAACTACGATACCCGCATAACTCTTTCAGCTTTGAATAATTACGCTCAATCATAGCCATAATCCTTTTATTAATCTTTCCTGTCTTTATTCTTCTCATTGTTGATTCTCCAATTTCCCGATTTATCAATCAGTTCCTCCACGCATCGCATTATCATACCTCTAACTATCACAGAAGTATTCGTCCCTGTAATATCAGATAATTCACTTAATAGCATAGATGTTCGGTCATCCACCCTAATTACTAATCTTCTATTTTTACCCATATTCTATACTATTTGAATTAAAGAATTGCACAATCACATGTTTCAATCTAGACTTATTCCTCATAATTTACCTCCTTTTTTAATATTGATTGTAATGGATCAAAACTCGCATTTACTTGTTGTACTCCATCTATAGTATCTGCTATATTTGTGCACTCTATACTACTCACAGCATTCGATATTTCTTCTTCATTCATAATGTCCATATCTAATCTCCTTTCTCCTTTAAATCATTAATTGCAATACTCCTAATACCTCTAGTTCCAAATACGCTATAAGTCAACGTTCCTCCATAAAACTTAATAGTGTCTCCTTTAACAGTAATAATCGTTCCACCTTTTAAAGGACCAGCTATATCATCTTTACAAGATAATAACATGATTATCATAAGTATAATTAATATAAATCTCATTAGTCAATCTCCTTTCTCTTTAATCCGTTCTAGTACATCCTTGTTGGCTTCTAGTATATCATCAAAAGAAGGGATAGGCATCCACATGTCACACTCGTAGTCGTTCCAATCCTCAAATTCAAATCCTCCGTCTGTCGCAACGTATGGCGATCTCCCAGGTGAAACAACGATATAGCCACTAACAATCGCTCCATTTGATACCATTCTGCAAAGGACAAGCTTATTTGGCTCAGGCAACCGTTCCTTAACACTTATCCAAGGAGATTGCTTGGATTGCCACTCGGCACCTTGAACGAAATTCATCTCTCCAAACTTTGCCAAATCTTTACCAAACAAAGTTCTGTCAACTGTCCTGTGATTAAACAGGATATTTTCTCTTGCTGCTTCTTCTACTGTCTGTTTCATATCATTCAGTTAAATGCTAATTATTTTAAATTCATGTGGAGTGATCTTTTCTTTTCCTTTCAAAGAAGAAAAGAATGAATCTATCGAGCAAACACATTCTGGCATTTCACTCGCATTACGATCGTTGGGAACGGTTGCCAAGATACATAAACCATCTGCTGGCAGATACTCACAACTGACTTTATCATCCCAATCAATATATTTTTGTGCTTCCTTTGCAAGAGATTCACACCTAGACCTATAGTTTATATAAGCATTGTTTGCTTCTTTTATCATTTGATTTACATTCATATTCTAATCAGTTTTAAATATTAATCTTTTTCGATGAAAGTGTTAGTAGTATTCAACACTCCGGCTGAATCTCGACTTTTACCATCTCTTATGAAGATTCCTTCTTCTTTTAACCGTTCATAATCAAGTTCATTCATCATGATAATGACAATGTTTTCATCTGTATATAGCTTACACTTCATAAATTGAGTACCTTCTATTTTCCCAATTACGTCTATTTGCATTGTTCTTTTTTTACTCATATCATGCTCGATTTACACTAATTCAATTATAGCCTTCTTTAAAGGGACAAATAAAGGTATTGCTGACATGCCCCCATTGTAATCCAACTGTCTTAAAGAGGGGACAACCTCTCCGTTATCATCAATCTCATAATCTGCAATATAGGCTAACTTCTTCGCTTCGGGAACCAATATCCTTTCATTGTTCCAAAAAGTATATCTTTCATGAGCAAGGACCGTTATACAGACCTTACTTCCAATAGGATATTTTTGGTTGGATTCAATGTAATCCTTTTCCAACTGAATTTTCTGATTCTTCAATTCCCTTATTTTTGAATCAATATCATTTTTCTTTGTCTGAAATTCTTCTTTGTTCATTTTTACTTTTTTTGAGGGTTATTTTATCACATCTGTTAATCGGTGTTTTTACTTCTTTCCCATACCACGAACACCAATAATATGGCTGAAATAAATTGGGTGAATGCGTGCAATATTTACATCTTTCACACAGGTGGATTCCATTCATTTTTGTTCCTATTTTGAATTATTTTTTTATAACTACCGCCATTGTACTAATAGATGTGCCACTCTCTTTAAACTCCCCCGCGCTGATTTCAAACACTTCTCCATGTACTTCTTTCAGCCAGTTTCGGAAATCAATACATTTCTTTTCCGAAGCGAATTTCCAGTGTTGGCTAGTTATTGCTGCAAGCGTGCCGCCTTCTTCCAATCGATCATACATAAGCCTGACATGCTCTATATCCTGATTACCGGAAAACGGAGGATTTGCAATAATCTTAGTGTAACTACCTACACTGTCTTTGGTAAAGTCTTCATCAAGCAATATTACGTTGTTAAGGGTGTGAAGAAATTCTCTGTTTTCCGGCATCAGCTCATAACACTCAACCATCACAGAAGGACAAGCTCGGTGAATTGCTTTAATAAGCGCGCCACGCCCGGCACTTGGCTCCAGTACCGTATCATCCTCATGTATCCCTCCGGCAAGCATAACCAGCCAGTCGGCAACATCAGACGGAGTTTCAAAAAATTGATAATCCTGCTGTAGGTTGCACCGTTTACCCTCTTTCAAAACGGAAAACACACGTTTCGGATTAAACGGGAATGTGAAACCCTGTATCTTCCCACCTTGCCATGAGCCGCCGGCTTCTTCTATCCACTTCTTTGCTTCGGCATAAGATTTTTTATTAAATTGAACTTGAGGAAGTTTGAGAATATTGTTCTCAAGAGTACAATGTTTCAGTATTTCTTCCACATTCCATTTTTTGCCTTCGTCAGCCTGTTTCTTCTTTTCCCCAACCGGAGCGTCAGGTGCTAACAGTGAGGATATTTTTTGAACGACGATGTTGCTTGCGCCCATGAAGGCACTGACGCAAGATATCGCTTCTATCAAAAAATCAGTGTCAACATGCCCGGTATCGTCATAGATGTCTATCCCTTCGGTCATGGATGACAGTTCATTGAGCTGCGCAACACTACCATGTAACGTTTCGATTAAAATCTTTTTTTTGTTCGTCATAACTTTTCTGTAAATAAATTCTTGTTGTGTCTACACTTCCATGACCGAGAAGATCGGCCAGTTGAATAACATCTTTGTTTTTTTTCAGGAACATTTTAGCGAAAAAATGTCGGAAGGCATGCGCGTGCATTTTTTTTGAATCGATACCACAATGTTTACCCCATGCTTTCAGGTGTTGTGAAAAACCTCTCTGAGTCAACGGTCCGTATCTCCCGACAGCAAGAGTACCGGACTTGCCTGTCCCCTTTATATAGTCCTTCACCTCCTGTTGTAATTGCTTCTGGAAAAAGAAACGCCGATACTTGTTTCCTTTCCCTTTCAAAACAACCTCGCCAATTGCTATATCCTCCCATGTGAATTGCTGAAACTCCGAGAGCCGGGCTCCTGTAGTACCCAATACCTTGATGAAGAAATAGTAATCCTTGTTGAGTTTTGTTTTCAGATACTCCAGTAACCGATTATATTCATTCTCGGTAGGAACATTAGAAATATCCAGCTTACGTTTCATTTTAGGTCTCTTTAATTCTATCGGCTTTTTCATCCATTTAGAGAACTTTTCAATGGCTGTAATACGTAACCGGATGGTAGCGGGAGATAATTTTTCTTCTTCGAGACTTTTTATAAACCTCCTGCAATTATCCATGTTTACCTCATTGGCATACTCGAAATACTTCTTCATTGATGTGTAATATATATCAACTGTATGAGAAGAGTAATCATTGTTGTCGGTCAGCCACACAATGAAATCATTAAGTTGTTTCTTGTTCTTATCCGAAATGACATCAAGTTTTTCCAAAGGTTTCACCGCCTTTTCCCTTTTTCCATATCCGATGTTGAGATAGGATAATAGATCGCATATAGCTGAACACATTAGCGAATGACGCACCATGACATCAGCATTTTCACGTTTATAATTCAAATAGCCACGGCGGTTCACTTCTTTGGCCATTTCTAAAAAATCCGTGACATGCTTGATATATTTCCCGACAGTATCATAAGTTCTTCCTGTCGTGTATATGTAAGAAATATAATCAGTTAATATCTTCTGTCTGTCACTATTCATGGTTATTTATTATTCCGTTTTAAATATTAATCTTTTTCGATGAAAGTGTTAGTAGTATTCAACACTCCGGCTGAATCTCGACTTTTACCATCTCTTATGAAGATTCCTTCTTCTTTTAACCGTTCATAATCAAGTTCATTCATCATGATAATGACAATGTTTTCATCTGTATATAGCTTACACTTCATAAATTGAGTACCTTCTATTTTCCCAATTACGTCTATTTGCATTGTTCTTTTTTTACTCATATCTGTTCCTGTTTTGAATTATTTTCTGATGTCAGGTAAATGGTAATTATTATCAATTAAATTCTTATTGTAATATCAGCAAGCTATTAATCAACCTCTATAATCTGATATCTCCCTTTTTGGATGTAAATCTTATGGTTGTAATAATCCTTGATTACTGCATATCCAGACTGGGGCCTAATATTACCTGTTAAATCTTCAACATAAGAATTGTCGTAGGCCTTCACTGTTGCGCTGTCGTAGGCCTCCACTGTTGCGCTGTCGTAGGCCTCCACTGTTGCGCTGTCGTAGGCCTTCACTGTTGCGCTGTCGTAGGCCTTCACTGTTGCGCTGCCGCAGGCCTCCACTGTTGCGCTGTCGTAGGCCTTCACTGTTGCGCTGCCGCAGGCAAAAGATGTCGTTGTTACCTCATGGTATTTTTGTGTATAGATACCAGCTTCCGCAAGATCTTCTTCAGCAAAATTGTCTTCTAAATATTCTGCATCTACTATTCTTGCTGTTCGTAACACCCAAGACCAGTTATCAGTAATAGCCTTAAGTATATCAGCTTTGCTTTGACTCCTTAATCCCATCGCATAACCTATTTGACAAGCTCCTGCTTTCTTGGCGCGCAGTAATAGTTCTTCCTTTATTTCTTCAAATGTTTTCTGTTTCATGATATTGTTTATTTTTCGTTATTTTGATATTGCGATAATTCCACGCCTCGCGCATTCTTCGAGTAAATCCATATCCTCCTTTTTTATAAGAGCACCTGTCTTACGATTCACGCTCACATAAGGCTCAAACCCAAATCTCTTAGCCATCTTCTCTATTGTGGTACGATCCCATGTATTCCATCTGATCACCACAGCTACTTTTGTATCTTCCATGCCTGTACACTGTTAAACCATTTTTTCTTTCCATCCTTATCCGTGTATTCTTTGGCGGACACATTGAAATTCACTATCACATCATCACCAACCTTCAGAGGATCTTTCACGGGCCCATCACCACTGTACACCGAAAACTGCATGGACTTTCCAAATTGGGTCTGCTCGGTTATCACATATTCCCTTATCTCGTAATCCAAGCCCTTACTTGTCACTCCCCTTCTTGTAACACCAAGGTCAACCGTTATTCTTCCCTTTATCTCGCAATTCATAATCTCACCTTTCTTTTTTCTTTACTGCTTTCTTTAAGTCGTCCCGACTACCCTTCGGGCAGTATAAGACAAGTTGCCGAAAACCGTTAATTTTAAATCTTTTTATTACTAACTTACTGATTTATAATTATTTATCCACGCTCCATAAGGTGCTTTTTCTTTTTGTATAATTATTTGATAATCAGTTAGTTATATTTTTTAATAATTGGCGTGATTGATGATGCTTGAAAACAGTTTAGTAATTTTTCCTTAAATTCCTGCTCCAATTCACCCATCACTTCCGTATACTTCTTCTTCTCCACATCCCATGAATTAGCAAACGTGCGTAAGGTTTCCCACTGCTTCTTTGTGAGTTTCCCTTCCATATACATGGCCCTGTACCGTTCCTTGTATCTTGTGACGCCAATCCTCTGTATTTCACGGGCTTTCTCTAGTTGGGATAGCTTGACACCTTTAGCAGGTATTATCTCCCGTTCAAACCGTATCTCTGACCAGTCCTTGTAAAAGATCCTAGCCATCTTGTTTAGCGACACATTGTCTATCAATTGGGGTAGCGATACCGACTGATGCTTGTACACCGTCTCAATGCGGAGAATATTGCTGCCTACCGTCCTTTTCTTCTCCTTTGCCTCGTAAGTCTTATCATAGATCTTCAATATCTTGCGGTAATACTTACTCTTCTCGGTCGTCTTCTGGCGATACTCCTGATAGTTGGCATCATTCCATAAGGTGCGTTCCGCTATGCTGTCCACAAGTCTTATATACTCATCTGCCGGACGGATCATCTTCATTGTAACCCCTATCTCATAATAGGTCACTACTGCATTCTCCGCTTTTACGCACAACCTGAGCAACAGTTCTTCTATTGTCCTTACTGCCATTCGGAAGGTCATCGGGCGGCTGTTGTCCAGTTTGCCCGATTTCCCCTTATGGTAGAGCTTGCAGACCGAGCAACTGCACTTCAAGGTGTCACCCCTTATTTCGATGGTGCATCCGTCAAAGTTGGAGTATGCAGACGACTTGTAGTAGATCTCATCATCCTCCGAGCATTCCTTAAGGTAGTTCTTCAGGACTATAGTCTCTATGTCGTTCACATCTATCCTTGCCTTTATTGTTATTCGGTCAAACATTTTATCGTCAAATTTCGTTCTTTCAAAATCCGGTTCACTTCTCTCTTGTAATGGGCAATCAATGCCTCATACTCAAATGCGGTGTACTTCCTTGTTTCGTATTTCATGGCCTCCAGAATCAATATCTGTTTTTCGCCATACTTTCTCACAAGTCCTCTCCTATAGCCCTGTATGTTGCCTTCATCGAATCGGTTACAGCTACGGCATTGAGCGTTGCAATTTATTTCACTGTAACGGGTTGCCATATGTTGACGGTTAACGTAATGACCACAATCTGCCTGTGTGATAGGTTTTATTAAACCGCACGAGATACAGCGGAACACCGTAGTATTAGGTATCATATCCCTTAATCTGACATACTGGGAAAACACAGCGTCCAGCTTCTTTTTCAAGTTCGCCGTGCTGCTAGTTTTTGCCGGTTTCTTTTTGGATAACATTGGGCTTATATTTTATAATTTTGTTCAACTGTTCCGGATTACGGAATCTTATCGCATATCCGTGCCATTCCTGGGTACTGGATTTATACGGGTATTCTTTGTATTGTGCCGCAAACTCCTTGTCGGTCAATAATGCTACATAAGCTTTCCATTCCTTTCCCTTGTCCCAAAATATGGTCAAATCCCCCAGTTCGGGAACCGTTTCCATTTCACCGGTAATATCCAACAGGAAATCCTTGTGAATCCTCTTAAATACCAATGTAATAAATTCATCAGATTCCATCTTTTGGTATATTTCGTATTTCGATAAATCCGGAAATCCATTCTTTTTCATATTCGTTTTTTTAATGGTTCCCGGATAGGCGGTCAAACCACACCGGGAGAATAATTGATATAGAATATAACATACAAGAGGACTTGCACCTCACGCTACCCTTTAATAGCGGCTTTGGTTAAATAATTGATTAATAAAAACTTCCATTTGAAGTTGTGGGAGCTACGGGAATTGAACCCGTGACCTATGGTTTTGCCGGCCTGTATCATGGAACACACAAAAACAAAATAAAATAGATTAATTACCCCTGACCGTTAACTGCCATCGCTCTGCCACTGAGCTAAGCCCCCATGTGCCGGATCACCTTCACAGGCTACACCGGCTAAAACCTAAACTAAAACCTATTACCATGAAAAACGAAATAAATGACTTATCTTAACTCGTCATTATGCTTCTCCTTGTGGACTATGATTTCCCTTACCTGCGTAGCCTCTATTTTCAATATCTTCCAATCTCTCACGCTCCCCTGCATACACTTGTTTATCACGTCCTTTACATCTCCGGCTGTTTCGGAAGATACCATATAAGTGCATTTGGGAACCTTTGTACGTCCTTTAACGTCCAACCATTCCAGCCCGATTACGACTTTCCACCAAACAGCGCTCTCCGTATCGCATTCGTCATACACAGCCTCTATGGCTTCTCTCTTTAGACTGATAACCTTAGGCTCTTTGTAAACCGGGAACTTATCAGCTACCAAAACATTTTCCGCTTCGGTGAATCCCGTGGCATCCACTATGAAAAGGTGTCTTACCTTCTTATCCTTTCCCCTGCTGTCGGTAGTCTTTCCTCTGACTATACCGGAAAACCATTCTTTCATAACTATATTATTTTAATTGATAATCAATCGCCAAACTATCCCAATGGTTACGGTTGCTCATGTACTCGTCAACTAACCGACTGTCGGAAGGATTGCCCAACTCTGTCTTTAATACCTGATACACGTTGTCCGGCATGTTATATATGACAGATTCATTATAGTCACACCGTCCGGCAATGCCTAGCAATAAAAGCAATGCCACAACCAATAATGTATACTTTGTTAACTTATTCATAATCAAACTCTTTTTCTTGTTCTTACCTTTATCGGATTATTCTTCGTTCCTGTACCGAACCATTCAAGACGATAACCTTTGATGCGAAGCCAATATTTAAATGTTCCTATGTCCATTTGCATAACTTTAATTCTAAATTGATAAATACTTCCCCTCTCTCGGACTGTGATTTGTCTTGATAGTCTGGTCTATCTCCTTCTGTAATCTTGCTATCTTAACCAGTTCTGCCGCCCACTTGATACGGTTCCTCTCAAAATCACCACATAGCATCGCTTGTGCGTAAATCTCAGCCTTCGCCTCGTGCGCATCCAGCTTTTCTTGTAAATCCTTTGGAATACGTTTCTTTCCTTGCCCCATATCTCACCTCCGCTTTTCCGTGAATAAGCTTAATGCCAGATCAGCATCAACCACAATCATTCGTCCCACTTGGCGGACAGCTTTCTTTATGATGCCCGACTTAAGGCGGTATGCCGTAGTCTCGGAACAATGAAACAGGTCCATTATCCCTTTTATGCCATACACCAAGTTCTGCCCCGTTTTGGCAGGAGCAACTATTTCATTCTTCGGAATCAAGCTGCCAAACAATTCCTTCAATTCGCCTACGGTTAAATCTATCAACCGGGTATCATCCGTTATTCGTCTTTCTAATGGTATCATACCTTCCCCTCCTTGATCCAGTTATAGATAGAATTTACGCGATTTATAAAATCCTTGTCGGAGGCATCACCTATCATAGCGGCAATTATCTCCTTTCTCAACTCAAAATCACGCTCTCTAATTTGTGCGTCCTTTATTTTGTCCACACAGGGTTTTATCTCTTCTTTCAACCGTGAGGCTGAACAGGATACACTTATTGGATTATTATTCAGCACTTCGATCATATAGCGCGCTATACCTATAGCATTCATCTTCTCAATATACCGTATATCAAGATCAAACTTAATCCCGTAGCACATATCATCATCATCAAGCGTAATCCCATGTTTACCCTCGTTGGTTTCGTCAATTGTTAACACCAATCTCTTTTTCATATCCTCTAAAAGCAAAAGCCCTTGCCGTTCTCAATCTAGTGTGGTGTTGATTGGTACTAAGCAAGAGCTTTATTTTGATATCCTAAATAACTTACGGTAAACACCACTAAACCGTATCGTCTAATTTTTAATTCATTTGTAGGATATTAAAATGGAAGTCACTATATTTGCCGCTGGAACAATTTTGGTGCGAACAAAATCACGGTTTATGTCGTGACAGCCATTTTTATATCCGTTTGCAACCGTTTTTTTATTGGTTACGGATGCAAAGATAAACGGTTTACCATTCAATAACAAGCTAAACCGTTTAAAAATACAAGTTAGACCGTTATTTAGAAAATGTTTTAAATAATATATTATGGAAACAACTGTAAATGAAAGAATTGCTCAAATTATATCTCAATGTGGATATAAAAGTAAAAGATCTTTTGCAGAAAAGATAGGCGTTGCACAGACATCACTTAACGATATATTAAGAGGTGCAGAGCCAAAATATTCAACATTATATAAAATTTTGGAAGCTGAACCGCTCATTTCCGCCGAATGGCTACTCCGTGGAAAAGGAGAAATGCTTATAGCCTCATCGCCAAATGAGAAAAAGGAGGAAGAAGCCCATGCAGAAAGCCTCTTCCGAAACGTATTGGTTGAATTTATGAGTATGGTTAACAAGAGGCTGAAAAGTATAGACAATAATACTCAATCGTCAGTAGACAAGTTAGAGGGAATTACAGACCTACTTACAGAATTAAGAAAAACAGCTTAATTTATATAATAATTAAACAAAACGTACACGTTTAGTGTTTGATTGATACTAATACCTAAATGATGAACGTATTTATAGACAAGCTGGAAAGGTTGATGAATGAATTCAAAAATGAATCAGTCAACCCAAATGAAGACGAAGCCAAAAGGCAAAGTCTTATTCTTATTATATGCAATGGTCATAAAACCCCTAGGAAACATTTCAATTTAAAAGAATATAATCAAAATATCAACTATGAATAACGCTAACTTTATCGCTATTGATTTTGAAACTGCTACCCCGAAAAGAATGCCTTGCCAAATTGGGTTAGTTGTAGTTAAAGAAGGAGTTATCGTAAAAAAAATCAATGAATTGATACAGCCTCCCCAAAATAAATATTCGGTGTCATGTACTAAAGTTCATGGTATCACTCCTGAACATACCTTAAATTCACCTACATTTGACATTTTATGGGATAAAATTAAGCCCTATTTTGATAAAAACTTTATCGTAGCGCACAACATTGATTTTGATTATGATGTACTCGAAAAAGCATTATCTTATTATAATATACAACACCCCATTATAATGGGGTGTGCATGCACTTATCAGCTTTCGGAAACAAACCTCGAGGAAGCATGTTATATAAATAATATTCCGCTACCGTCTCATCATGATGCTGCCTGCGATGCAGAAGCTTGCGCACGTTTGTTTTTAAAGTATCTTGACGGTGAATTATATGCAATTGACAGATCATCCATGCCAAAACAAGCAGAAGAACAAACAGAGGAGCAAAAAGCATATAACGAATTCTATTCCAATTTTATCCAAGAACATACACCCCTAACGGGTGATATATTGAAAAAAGATTTATCTAACGCTGACCCTAACAATCCTTTTTATGATAAAAAGATTGTCATTACAGGAGTATTTACCCAAGAACGAAGTGACCTTGCACTTACTTTAAAGAATATGGGAGCTGATATAAATACTTCCATTTCAAAAAAAACTGATTTTGTCTTGATTGGAGATGAACCGGGATATAGAAAGATAGAAAAACTAGACGAATTAGAACGGAACGGATGTAAAATAACAAGGCTTTACCAAAAAGATTTAGATAAAGTATTAGCAGGTGAATGGGATGAATACACCAAGAACCTCCAAATTAAAAGCAATAACAGATGAACGATTCTCAAACACTTTTCGATTTTGATTCAAAGGATATATTATCAGGGGTGAGAGTTTATTTTTGCGGCAAATTCTCACAAAAGACATCCATTCTTGCAGATAAGATGGAAGCAAGAGGAGCTATAACCCGTAGTATCACCGCCAACAAACCTACCCTCCTTGGCTTGTCAAAGGAAACATGCGTCATAGTTAAAGGTAAAAACGTTCCCGAAAAGGATATTGCCAAGATACTAACTCTTACTCATGACGGATATCATATACCCGTTATTTCGGAAGCAGATATTGATGATATACTTAATGGGGTAAAACCGTCCAATTTCCCCGCCCCTATAAAGTCCGTTGATATAAACTTTGATTTCCTATTCAACAGCATAGTACCCAAAATCATTCATTTTAACTTTTATGGTTATACACATCCTGTCGGCCAAAAGAACATATTTTTGCATAATATCCGTGGCGATAATTTCTTACTAGAACAAAGCCTAGGGAATATAGGTGCTTATTCCTGCTCCTCCTTTGACCCGTATGATGTAGATTATTGCTGGCTTAAAAAAGATACCATAGACTTGCTTAGAGATGGTGAAAAAGATGATTTTATAAAGATTATAACTGATTCTTATAATTCATCGTCAAATACAAAATTTACATATAAATTTATCATAGAATCCGAAGCTATCTATTGGATGGTTTATCGGGCTAAAGAAATAGGAGATGAAGTATCATTAGAATATATAACTAGATATCTTGAAAGCATATATTAAAATAAGCACCAGCATATATGCGCATATAAATAATTTCACCTATGTTTTTATAATGGGCAATGATGCTAGTAAAGCAGCATCCGCTAAACGAAATAATAAGTACAATTTAGACAGCTTTATAAATTAGCTTATGATTGTTTATCCGATTATTTTTTTCGTTAGCTTTGCAACAAAAAATAATATAATCTGTTCTCATAAAATCATAAATATATCACAGAATCATGGATGCTCATTCTTTTGAAGCTCAGTATAGTGACGGTAAGACTAAAATAAGTCTTAATGTGGGGGTTTATATCTTCCAAGAGGATAATGTCTATATATCGTATTGCCCGGCTTTGGACTTGTCCGGCTATGGGGAAACTGAAAATGCTGCAAAGACTTCATTTGGGCAAACTTTGGGTATGTATATAGAATATTGTTTACATAAAAATACCTTAGTGAAGGATTTGCAAAAGCACGGATGGAAAATAAAGAGTATGAAGCAAAAGAGGATAAAGGCTCCTGATATTAATACAATGATGTCGATGAATCCTGAATTCAGGGAAATTATTGAGAACAAAGATTATGTAAAATACTCGGAGAGCGTTAATATACCATCTTTTGCATGAATACACAGAAATTAAGCAATGTTCCATTGTCTGACTTTCGTGATTTTTTGGAGAAGGTTGGATGCAAGAAAATATCTACAGAAGGAGGTCACGAGAAATGGACACGAAGAGATTTGCTCCGTCCTATAATATTACAGACACATATATCCCCTGTACCTGAATTTATTATAAAAAATGCTTTGCGTATATTAGGATTGACTAAAAAAGATTTTTTTGAAATATATTTTGGTGTTCGTTAAGCATTCGTTTTTTATTAGAATCGGATATAGAATTTTAAAAAAAGGAGGTGAATATGGATATGTTATCTTTAACTTATACCATTGGATGCGTGATAATAGGTGGTCTCTTGATATGGTTTAAAACACCAGCAGGAAAAGAATGGCTGAAAAACTTATAACAAGAAAGGCAGGGAAATATAAACCCTGCCATATTTTTTCATACTAAACTTAAAACTTATGAACATCAAACGAAACTGCATCTTTCTTCTGGACAAGGAGAAAGACAAACCTGACTCCAAGCTCCGCTACAGGATCAAGTGGGACGGAAATACCGTAGCCTTCAATGTAGGCTACCGGGTGGACAATAACAAATGGGTAGCCGAAGCCCAAAGATGCAAACCAAACACCACTCATGGAAAGAAAAAAATCTCGGCTGCAACTATCAATTCGGAGATAAACCGTCTTGAAGAAACTGTCAACGACACCTTCTTCTTCTTCGAGCAGACAGGACAAATACCTACTTCTCTCGAATTCCGGGATGAAGTGAACAGAAGGAATGGAAAGATCGTAGAAAAGGAGGAAAAAACAATCTTCGATTACTACCAACAATTCATTACTGAACAAGGTAAGGAAAACAGTTGGTCAGAGAACACATACAAGAGACACAAGACCACAATGAACCATCTAAAGAAGTTTGCACCCGATCTTACTTTCGCGGACCTTACCCATGAAGGACTATCCCGTCTTGTGGATTACTTTATGAGCATAGAAGTGGACAATGAAACCGGGATGAAGAATTACACGGCAAAGAAGTATATCAATCTGGCAAAATGGTTCTTGAAATGGGCATCAGAAAAAGGGTACAACAAAGAACTTGCATTCGTCACTTTCAAGGAGAAGCTAAAGACCATTCCGGCGAAGGTGATATTTCTTGAATGGAATGAACTTATGAGTGTATATAATGCCACATTCCCGAACGAGCCTCATCTCGAACTAGCGAAGGATGTGTTCTGTTTCCAATGCTTCACCTCGCTACGCTATTCTGATGTAAAAAACCTCAAGAAAGCCGACATCTATGACGGATATATTACCATCACTACCATTAAGACGGACGAGCCGTTAAAAATCGAACTGAACAAATATTCTAAGGCCATACTGGAGAAATACAAGGGCATAGAAGGAATATACGCGCTGCCTGTGCCGGTAAACCAAAGAATGAACAAATACATCAAAGAAATATGCAAAGCCTGTGAGATTAACGAACCGATATGCAGAACATATTATAAGGGAGCAGAAAGAATAGACGAAATTCATCCCAAATACGAACTGATAGGAACCCATTGCGGCAGAAAGACCTTTATCTGCAACGCACTCATGCTGGGCATAGCCCCCAATATCGTAATGAAATGGACAGGTCACAGGGACTACAAGTCCATGAAACCATATATCGACATAGCTGATAAGGCAAAAGAAGAAGCCATGAACCTTTTTAACCGTTAG